CCGCGAGACGGCTGCCACTCCCAAGCAGCAGGCCAGTATTCCCGACCCCAATCTGCAGCGCCTGGCCGCGGATTGGATGGAGCGGAATCGTTGGTACAAACCCGATAACAAGGATACCGACAGCAAGATCGCCAAGCAAATTGACGAATCCCTGACGGCCGAAGGTTGGGACCCGACCTCGGAAGAGTATTGGGACGAACTCGATAACCGCTTGCAGCGGTATCTCCCACATCGTTACAATCAACAGGAAGACGAGACTCCATCTCGACGGAGTAGGCCGAGGAATATCGTGACTGGGTCTGGACGCGAATCATCTCCTGCCGCAGGCGGTAGGAACACCTTCACTCTCACGCCCGAGCAGGTGCGTGCGATGAAGGATGCGGGTTTTTGGGATGACCCCCAGAAACGCGCAAAGATGATCAAGCGTTATGCCCAAGAAGCCCGGAACTACAGGAGTTAAGAAAATGGAGTCAAGACTCAAAAAATCCCTCAAGTCAGGTGGCCGCCAAGATCGCGCAAGCGAGGACACGAGCCGTCTGCCTCCGCAGGAAAAGTTCATTTCAGCGCAGGAACGTCGCAAGATGTGGAGCGATGAGTGGACGCAGTCAGCGTTGCCGAAGACCCCGGATATTCCGGGATGGCATCTATGTTGGCTTTCAACCACCAACGCATACGACAGCATTGATAAGCGTATACGGCTTGGGTACGTTCCGGTGATGGCCGAAGAGTTACCTGGGTTTCAGCAATACAAAGTCAAAGCAGGCGAACACGTTGGACAAATCTCGTGTAACGAGATGTTGCTGTTCAAACTCCCCATGGATGTCTACCAAGAGATCATGACGGAGTTGCACTACTCCAAGCCCCGCGAGGAAGAGGACAAGATCCGAGTCCAAGTGGAGAACTTGCAAGGTGCGCGGGACAGCAACGGGAAATCCCTTGTACGGATGGAAGGCGACGGCCTAGGCGCGTTTGATTCACAGCCAACCAACACTGCCCCCGTATTCGAGGGCTAAAGGAGTTCTCTATGTCTGCGACAAGTGCTCCGTTCGGTCTGCGCCCCGCGTTCCACCCTTCCGGTCTGGATCGCGCTCAAGCACTGGCCAACGGTATCGTTTCGGCTTATGCCTCTAACATCCTCAAGGGTCAACCGGTCAAGTATGTGACCGGTGGCACCATTGAAGAAGTTACCTCCACCGAGGCTTTCGTGGGCGCCTTTGATGGCGTCGAGTGGACTGACACGACCGGTCGTCGTCGCGTGTCGAACTACTGGCCTGCCAACACGGCATACCAGACCGGTTCGTGCGTGGCCTATTTCTACAACGATCCCAACATCGTTTACGAAATTCAGGCTGACGGTTCGGTTGCTCAGTCGTCCATCGGCGACGAAGCCAACTTCACCAACCTCACTGCAGGCTCGACCACCACTGGTCTGTCGCAGTGCACGATGAACTCGTCTCTTGTCGGCGCCAACAACGTCGGCCAGGTTCGGATCGTCGACCTTGCCCCTTATCCGGGCAATGACTGGGGTGATGCTTTCACGATCGTCCGCGTGACGGTTGCCGAGCATCAATTCGCTCAAATCCGCGTCTCGGGTGCTAACTACACCCCGATCGCTATCTAATAAGGAGGGCGAATCATGGCAGCCCCGATGCGCAGTACAGACTTTCGGTCAATCGTTGAGCCGATCCTCAACGAATGCTTCGATGGTGTGTACGACCAACGTGCCGACGAATGGTCGCGTGTTTTCCGCGAACAAGAAGGCATCCCCCGCAACTATCACGAAGAGCCGGTTCTGTATGGATTCGGCGCCGCGCCCCAACTGCCTGATGGCACTCCGGTGACCTATCAGCAGGGTGGCGTGCTCTTCCTCAAGCGTTATGTGTACCGGGTGTATGGCTTGGCCTTCGCTCTGACCAAGGTGCTCGTGGAAGACGGCGACCATATCCGTATCGGTCAGGTCTATGCCCGTCACCTCGCACAGTCCCTGGTGGAAACCAAGGAAACCCTGTGCGCCAACGTGCTGAACAACGCCTTCACGGGCGGCCAGTACGCAGGCGGCGACGGCGTGGCTCTGAACAGCGCCTCTCACCCGATCGTCAACGGCACGTTCTCCAACCTGCTGACGACTGCAGCCAACCTGTCCCAGACCTCTCTGGAGCAGATGCTGATTCAGATCCGTCAGGCTGTGGACAACAACGGCAAGAAGATCCGTCTGGTGCCCCGCCAACTGGTGGTGGCTCCTGGCAACATCTTCCAGGCCGAAGTGCTGCTGAAGTCCGTGCTGCGTGCCGGTAACGCAAACAACGACATCAACCCGGTCAAGTCGATTGGCTTGCTCGACGAGGGTGCCGCTGTTCTGTCGCGTCTGACCTCTCCCACCGCCTGGTGGGTGCAGACCGATGCACCGGAAGGCATGAAGTTGCTGATGCGCCGTCGTCTGGAGAAGACGATGGAAGGTGATTTTGAGACCGACACCATGCGGTACAAGGCCACCGAGCGTTACGACGTTGGCTTCACCGATCCGCGTGCGATGTACGGTACTCCCGGCGTCTAAACCTACAGAGGGGGCTTCGGCTCCCTCTCCTTAAAGGAGAAAGACAATGGCACAAACGTACTTCGGTTCTACCGTTCGCGCAGGCTCCGGCACGCTGACCGACACCGTCGATGGCGGCTTCATGGTTCTGGCTCAGACCACGACGGCCACCACGGTTGGTGCAGGCACTGCTGTTTCTTCCACCATCACGCTCCCGGCTGAATCTCAGATCATTGATCTGATCGTTGACATGGTGACGGTTCCGTCCTTCGGCACCGCTACCCTGGTCAATGCAACGATTGGCACTGCTGCTGCGGGTACCCAGTACCTGTCGGCAACGGATGTCACTTTGGTTGGCCGGACTGCTTTGGCTTTCACCGCCGCTCAGTTGACTTCCATGTCAAACATCGGCGCGAACCAAAGTGTTGTCTTCACCATCGCTCCTGATGGGACCGTGGCTTCGCAGGGCACTTTCCGCCTGACCGTTGTCTACGCCCAGAAGGTGTAAGGAGGCATCATGGGCCAGTTCAAACCTATGGTCAAAATGATGACCACCGAGCCCTCTATTGAGTTGAAACTCAAGAAGGGTGGCGCCGTTTCTCATCCTAAGAAGATGATGAACGGTGGTGTCATGAGTGGTCTGGCTGCAGCCCCCACTCCTGGTGCCCGCGGTGGTATGGCTCCTGCCATGCGTCCCAAGAAGCCTACGATGGCCGCTCGTCGCGCTGCGATGATGGGCATGAAGGAAGGTGGCGACACCGCTCTGCAAAAGCACGCTGCTATGCCTGCGTCCAAGGCCCACAAGGGCCTGAAGACCGGTGGCGTCGTGATGGGTCAGGGCGGCTTCAAGGAAGGCGGCGCTGTTCCTAAGAGTGGCATCCTGCCGGTGGCCGAGTCTGAGCGTGGTGCGGGTTCTTACAAGAACACCAAGATGCACACCGCTGAAGGCGAACACCACACCCCCAAGAAGACCGGCGAGGTCAAGATGGGGAATGCCGGTGGCTACAAGAAGGGCGGCAAGGCTTGCTATGCCAAGGGCGGCGGCGTTGAAGGCAATGTCTCGACTTCCAAGCCTGGGGTGACCAACACCACCACGGGTGAAGTGAAGAAGGGCAATGCGGGCGGCTTCAAGAAAGGCGGCTCCGCAAAAAAAGCCTTCGCGGCGGGGGGCAGTGTTAACGACTCTGGTCGTCCCGTCGCGTACCCGGCCAAGCCCGTTTCCAAGTCTGTGAAGAACAATCTCCAGTCGGGGACGTTCAAGCACGGTGGCAAGGTCAAGATGGCTGAAGGCGGGAAGATTCCTGCCGAGGCTCAATCTGCGATCAAGCAAGCCGATGCTGAACGCGCTTTCCGCGACTACGAGAAGGCTGAGACTGCTGAGAACAAGGCTATGCGTGACTCCATCCTTGGGGCACCAAAGCGGATGTTCGAGGCGGCCAAAGGTCTCTTCAAGGGCAAGGAGGCTCCTTCTGGAAGTGTGACCAAGACTGAGAAGTCTGTAACTGTCACCCCTTCCAAGAAGCGGGGCGGATCGGTAAAGTGCTGAAAACGAGCGGGGGCTTCGGCCCTCGCTTTCTTTGATTGTGGAGAGTTCACATGGGAACTTATTCTTCTGCCACCCGCCAAGGTGCCTACGAGCCATTTGAACTGCAAGTAGCCCGTGGGCAAGTTGATGGACACAAAGCCTTATTTAAATTTGGCATCAACGGAGCCGTAGGAACATCAGTCGAAACTGTTTGGGCTGAAGGTGGTACATATGTGTACCCCGCTTCTGCCACTGTAATGAAAATTTCCAGTTCAAGCGCAGACGATACTTCTGCTGGAACTGGCGCAAGGACAATTGCTATTTTTGGACTTGACGCCAATTACAATGAAATCAGCGAGTCAGTAATTCTTGACGGACAAACCGCAGTCAACACCGGTAACAGTTACTTGCGGATTCTTAGAATGTATGTGACCACAGCAGGTTCTGGAGCAACTGCCGCTGGTACTATCTACGCCGGTACAGGCACTGTCACCTCTGGCGTACCTGCAACCGTCTACGGCATGATTGCACTTACCTCGAACCAGACACAAATGGCGTTCTGGACAGTACCGGCCGGTTATACCTTCTATTTGATGGGTGTTTACTACTCATCTGCAAATTCAACCGCAAACGCATCGACCAACTTTCAGTTGATTGAACGCCCACTTAACGGTGTGTTTAGAATACAAAGTTCTGCGCGTACCGCCGGTAACGGAGACTTTGTGCTTGACCTGCACACACCTGTTGCCTTTCCTGAAAAGACAGACATTGAGATTAGGGCAGTTGCCTCAGCCGGGTCCTCAAACGTATCTGCTGAGTTTGAAGGCATCTACATTAAGAACCCTGATTAATCATGCCCGCCAAGTCAAAAGCCCAATTTAGGCTAATGAAGGCGGCGGAGCACAACCCCGAGTTCGCCAAGAAGGTGGGCATTAGCCCGAAAGTTGCTGCTGAGTACACGCAGTCCAACGTGAAAGGACGCTCTTATGGTCACCTCCCTCTTACAAAGGCTAAAGGCGGCCCTTCTCTCTCTGTGGGAAAAGGTGAAAAACTTCCGGTCTCGCAAGGCGCAGGACTGACCCAAAAGGGTCGGGAGAAGTACAACCGCGAGACGGGCAGCAATTTGAAGGCTCCGCAGCCTCAAGGAGGGGCTCGGAAGGACTCTTTCTGCGCCCGGATGCGTCCGATTGCCGAGAAAAGTGAGCCTGGAAGCCGCGCAAGGGCTTCTATGAAGCGTTGGAAGTGCTCAGGCTTCTAAAGGAGACTCCATGGCCTACTCTGACGCCTACGGACAGGTCTACAACGTCCAAACTTTGATCGATCACGGGGCCAGAAGGTGCGGAAAACTGGCCGAAGAACTGACTTCTGAGCAAGTTTTGAGTGCTCGGGAGTCTCTTGGCTTCGTTTTGACGAACCTGATTAACATTGGCATCCAATACTGGGCCATTGAGAAGAAAGTCTTCGGTCTGACCCCCGAAAACTACATCTACACCCTCCCAACGGGTGCAAATGACGTTCTCAATGCCCTGTATCGCACGATGCAGCGCCCAAATGGGTCTTACACGACCTCTGCAGGGGGTACGGTGGCCTTCGTGGGCGACTCCAACACCGCAACCTACTGCCAACAGACCTCCGCCAACGGCAACATCTCCATCGACTTCGGCACGGACAACCCGATCTACGCCGGATCGATCGGTTTGCTGCCCTACATCGCAGGTGGCGGGTCTGGAACGTGGAATCTGACCCTGGAATACAGCACTGACGGCCTTTCCTGGTCCACTTTGGAGGATCTGGGGGCTACTGCCGTCAGGGACAACGAATGGATCTGGACGGACATCAATCCTGGACAGAGCGTCCAGTATTACCGTGTTCGGGCCTACGGCGGCACGACCTTGGCTCTGCGTGAGTTCTGGGTTGGCAACATGAGCCAAGAAATCACGATGTCGCGCCTGAACCGGGACGACTACACGAACCTGCCCAACAAGAACTTCACGGCCAATCAGCCCTACCAGTTCTGGTTCAACCGCACGGTTCCTGATCCGCAGATCTACCTGTGGCCAGTGCCTTCTGACCCCTTCGTTCAGATGACGGTCTGGTACTCCAAGCAGATCATGAACGTGGGCGACCTGACGGACGAGTTGCAGATCCCGCAGCGGTGGTACATGGCCGTGGTAAATATGCTTGCCCATCAAATGTCCCTGGAACTGCCCGCGGTAGATATTGGAAGAATTACATATTTAGAACAGCAGGCAGAGAAATATCTGGCACTTGCAGAAGCAGAAGAAAGAGATAAATCTCCTATATATTTTAGCCCGAATATTTCGGTATATACACGATAATATTTGGAGATTAAATGCCAGTATTTCTCAATACCCTAGGTAACGCATCTCTTGCAATATTCGTGTGTGATCGTTGCAAGATGAAGCGTCCTTTGGACGAGCAGATGTCGGATCACAACTTCCCTGGTCTGAAGGTGTGTCAGCAGGGCTGTGCTGACGAGAAAGACCCCTACCGGCTTCCTGCGAGAAAAACTGAGCGCATCAACCTGCGTTTTCCCCGTCCGGATGTGTCTGTTGCACTAGACCCCAACAACCTTGTGACGGACAA